ACTCAGCAACCAGATCATCGTTTCGATGAAGGCCTGGGGGCCGATGTATGACGAGGACATCTGCACGGTCATGACCACGACCGGCGGCAACCCGATCGACCTGCCGACCGTGGACGACACTTCTGTGCCGGTGGGACAGCATACCGAGGGCGGCACGGTGACCGATGACGGCGGCAGCGACGCCACCTTCGGGAAGAAGACGCTGAACGCTTTTGCCTACGATACCGAGTGGGTGAGGTTCAGCTGGGAACTGGCGCAGGACTCGATCTTCAATTTCGAGACCCTGCTCGGTGACCTGCTGGGCCAGCGCCTCGGCCGCCGTGCCAATACCGAACTGACCACGGGCGACGGCACCGGCGATCCCCAGGGTATCGTCACCGGCTCCACGCTCGGCAAGACGACGGCATCCGCCACCGCGATCACCACCGACGAGGTCATCGATCTCGTGCATTCGGTCGATCCCGCCTATCGCGGCTCGCCGAAGGTGCGGTTCATGTTCAATGACAACACCCTCGGTGCCTTCCGCAAGCTGAAGGACAGCGAAAACCGCTACATCTGGTCGGCCGGCGACGTGCAGAAGGGCGTTCCCGGTACCATCCTTGGCTATCGCTACTCGATCAACCAGGCGATGGCGTCCATCCCCGGCACGGCGGCGGCGTCGAAGGTCATGCTGTTCGGCGATTTCGGCAAGTATTTCGTCCGCAAGGTCGGCGGCATCGTCTTGTTCGTCGCCCGCGAACGCTTCGCGCCCGACATCGGCCTGCTCGGCCTGGTGCGCCTCGATGGCAAGCTCGGTGATACCGCCGCCGTCAAGCACCTGATCACCGCGGCTTCCTAATCGAGTTCGGCTGATCACGGCAGGCGGCTTCGGTCGCCTGCCTCATGAGCCGAAGGAGAACGACCATGAAAATCAAGATGCTCACCAGCATGGCCGGCGCGGACTTCGCGCTGTCCGTGAACGAGGAAACGGAGCGCTTCCCTGACAAGGAGGCCCAGCGTCTTATCGATGTCGGCTACGCCGTTCCTGTCGCCGAACAGGAACATGAAAAGGCGGTGAAGCGGCCTGCCAAGGAAAAGCGCGGCTGATGTGGTATCCCGCCACCGTAAAGGTAGCCGGGTCTGAACCGGTCACCCCGGAACAGGCCAAGGCCCAGCTGCATATCGCAGCCGACGACACGAGCCAGGACGCGGCGATCAATCTCGCCATCAAGGGCGCGCGGGCCTATGTCGAGGCGTATTGCGGCATCCGCATCGCCACGCAAACCGTCACGGCCAAATGTGATTGCTTTGCCGATTTCTGCCGCGTGGCAACAGCGCCGGTGCAGTCGGTGAACACGATCACCTATTCGGCGCCGGACGGCACCGAGCAGACGTTGCCCGAAACGGTCTATGAGCTACGCGGCGAAGGGCTGGCCCCCTCTATCGTGCTCAAGCCCGGCCAGGTCTGGCCGGCCATCCAGCCCGGAACGCGGATCGCGGTGGAAATGGTCGCCGGCTACAATCCTGTGCCCGACGATCTCGTGTCGTCAATCCTGCTGCGCATCTCGTCGGTCTATGCGCTCTCGCGCGAGGACCTGTTCAAGCGTAGCGAGACCGTCGAAGGCGTCGGCGAAACCGTGTGGTCGGGCGGGACGGACGTCACGGCGGTGATGGATCGCACCGTCGCCTCCCTGCTCGAAAACTATCGCAACTGGGCAATGTCATGACCCCCGCCCAGGCCATTGCCATGCTCGACAAGCAGCTGAAGGCGCACGGCGAGACCGTCATTGCTCGCCGTGGACCGGCAGCGGATATCCCCACCCGCGGCTTCGTGCGCGGCTACAAACCAGCTGATCTCGTTGGTGACATCAAGCAGGGTGACCTGCGCGTCACGCTCTCGCCGACCGACCTGGCTGCCATCCTGCCCTTCAAGGCAGGTGACAAGGTGCTTGTCGCTGGCGCGGTCAAGAATGTCGAGCAGGCCGAGCACGTACGCATGCTCGACCAGATCGTTCGCATCAACCTCCGAGTGCGCGGCTGATGGGGACGTTCAAAACCTTCGAACGCGATCTCAAAGTCGCAACGGCCGGGATGTCGGACGAGGCTATCTCGAAGGAATTGGCGCGGTTCGCAAAGCAGGAATTGGCGCGCGCCATCGAAAGTGGTGAAGGCAGTCCGATCTATACGCGTTACGTTGATGGCGTGGCCGGCGCCCGCGAGGAAACCGTCAAGGCGCCCGGTCCCATCCTCTATGTGTTCTCGTGGTGGCGACCGATCGTCGAAATGGCTCTCGCGGAACTGGTGAAGCGCTCGCCTCGCCAATCCGGCCGATATGCGAACAGCTTCATCGTCATTGCCAACGACCGCCTCGTCACCGACTTCGACACGCTTCAGGCGAGCGACGAGATCGTGATCACCAATGCCCAGCCTTACGTGCGCAAGGTGCAGGTCGGTGCGATGCAGATGAACGTGCCCGCCCATATGTTCGATGCGGCGCGGGCGGCGGTGAAGAAGGTGTATGGCGGCCCAGGTGGCGGCTTCGACTTCGCGGTGCGTTTCGTCGACATCGCGCCTGGCGTGCACCCGCTGATCCCGTACCGGCTCAAGGGCGAATACGCCCGCCAGTTCAATGCCCAGCTGGGCCGGTTGCGAAGCGGCAGAGCGCTACGGCCCGGTGAAACCCGCCTGCAGCGCCGAAAGGACCGCGAGCCCGGCCAGCCGATCACCTATCCCGCCCTGATCCTCAACATGGTGCTGCACTGATGGCGAGTCCCGACACGTTCGATCCAATCGAGGCCTATCTCAAGGCCGAGTGGACGGATACGCCTCTGGTCTTTGAGAACGAGAACTACGACCTGCCGGACGAGCCGGCGCCTTGGCTCCTCGTCGAACTGTTCGGCAATTTCTACGATCAGGCGTCGATCGGCGGCGGCGAGGAGGTGGGCGATAACCTCTGGCGCGAAGCCGGCCAGCTCTATGGGCACGTGCTCATCCCGTCCGGAACTGGTAGCCGCGCCGGCCGTGTGCTGGCCCAGCAGTTCGTCAATCTGTTTCGGGGCCAGGAGATCGGCCCGATCCGCTTTCTCGACGCCTCGATCGGTGCCGGTGCGCCGGGCGATCGGGACGGCAACTATTTCCGCATGACTGCAACCATCGATTGGGAGCGCGACGAATGACCCTGACAGTCCACAAGCCCTTCAAAACGGCGCTGCGCCGCTTCGCGGTGGGCGATGATGTTCCCGCCAATGTGGATCTGGTGCCGCACGATATCGCCGATCTCAAGAAACGGCACTTCGTTGCCGCTCAGGAGGCCAAGACCGCCAAGGTGGCCAAAGTCGCGAAGTAGTTCCCTCAACACCTCACCCTATCCGGCCCGCCCGAGCGATTTCGCGGCGGGCTTTTTCATGGAGATTAACCAATGGCCGCGAGCGATACCAACCGAGTTCGCCTCAGCAGCATCGAGGAGGTAACGCTCGGTGTCACGCCGGACACGCCCCGTATGCGCCGGGGCCGGATGACCGGAGAAAGCCTGCAGTACCAGCCCGCTTTCACCCAGTCGGGCGAAATCCGCGACGACCGGATGAACGCCGATCCGTCGAAGACCAACGAAACCAATCAGGGCGCGATCAACGGCGAACTGTCGTTTCCGCCCGATCTCAGTCCGTTTTCATCCTGGCTGAAGTCGCTGTTCTTCAATCCCTGGGTCAATACGCCCTCTCGCGACAATGACAGCGACGCCGCAAGCATCATCAGCGACGTTTCCGGTACCGGCGGTGTGATCACCGTCACCGCTGGCGCTGCCTTCGTCGTCGGCCAACTGGTGCGTGCCAGCGGCTTCGGCGTGGCGGCAAACAACGGTCTCTTCAAGGTCACGACGGGCTCCGGCACTGTGCCGGCCTTCGCCGGCCAGAACCTTGCCGATGAAGCGGCTCCGGCCGCCACCGCACGGCTGAAGGTAGTAGGCTTTGAGGGCGCTGCCGGCGACGTCGTTGCCGTGGCTGACGGCCTCACCTCGACGACGCTGGACTTCACCACGCTCGGGCTCGCCGTTGGGCAGTGGATCAAGATCGGCGGCAGCGGGGCAGCCTATCGGTTCGCAACGGCGGCGGCGAACGGCTGGGCTCGCATCATCGGTGTCGCGGCTCACAAGCTCACTCTCGACAACCTGCCCACCGGCTGGGCCGCCGATGTCGGCGCCGCCAAGACGATCCGGGTGTTCTTCGGTGACACGCTGAAGAACGGCACGACGATGTTCAGCAACACGCTCGAGCGTGGCTTCATGGCGCAGCCGGTGCCGAGCTACATCATCCAGCGCGGCATGGTGGCCGGCCAAGGTGAATTCAGCTTTGAGGCCGAGCAGCTGGCGGCTTGGTCGTTGACCTTCAACGGCATGACCGGCGAAGTGGCAACCGCGTCGCTCGACGACGCGCCGGACGCACCGACGACGAACCGCATTATGTCAGCGGCTGTGAACGTCGGCCGGATCGCCGAAAATGGCGTCGCGATCGGCGGCCCGAACTTCGTGCGGTCAATGCGCCTCACCGTCAACAACAACCTGCGCATGCTGTCCGCGATCCGTGACGATGGGCTGGTCGGGCCGGTCGATATCGGCGCCGGCAGCTGTGACGTGACCGTGGCGCTCGAAACCTATTTCGGCTCGGCCACGCTGCTGCAGAAGCTGTTCCAGGAGACGGCGACGAACGTCAATGCACGCATCACGAAGGATAAGCAGGCGATGATCTTCGGCCTGCCGCGTCTGACCTTCACCGATGGCTCCGTGTCGGCCGGCGCCAAGAACCAGGACGCCATGCTGCCGCTGACCGCAACGGCCAGCTATGACACGCTGACCGGCGCGCATGTGCTGCTGGATCGGCTGGAGTATTTCGAGGTCTGATCAAGGAGCCGCTGTCGCGCACTCTTGAAGGGCAGCGGTGCTTTCCTTCAAAGCCTTCAGAAAGTCAGCCATTGCCGGCAACATTGCGTCCCGAGATGCCGCCAAAGAGACCATGGACTGCTCAACGTCAGCAGGGAAATCATCTTGTTCGTCGGGAGCCAGCATCAATGAACCGGCGCTCTTGTAAAAGCCATCGGCGAGGGCGGCATATGTCTCGAACCCGGTCGCCAACGCCCCGCAATCAGCCTTTGTCGCCTGTGCCGCGCTAACCGGCGCACCTCCCACCAATATGATTGCGGCTAGTGCCGCTAACAGTGTCTTGCGCATTTTTGACCCTCCCAACGACAAAACGCGCACCATCAACATGGAGAACGTCGTGACTGTCAAACTCTCTTCGCTCGTCGCTGATCTTGAGAAAGAAGAAGCGGGCGACTGGATCGACTATCCGGAATGGCCTGGGGTGGCATTCAACGTCTCTTCTCTCCTCAAGCCAGCCTATGTCACCGAGCGCGATTTCCTGCTGCAGCGCGTGGCGCGCCGCTACAAGGGAAAGACGCCGCCGCAAACTGAGGTGGCGCCGGAAGCCGGCAAGCTCTACTGCAAGCACATCTTGCACGGCTGGCGCGGTCTTGACGTCGAATACAGCCCGGAAACGGCGCTGGAGGTCATGTGTGATCCTGCCTATCGCGCCGTGGTCAACGCCGTGGAGTGGTGCGCCGGTCAGGTCGGGCAGGCTGAAGTCGAGTTCGTCGAGGACGCGGAAAAAAACTCCGCCGCGCCTTCCGTAGCCGGCTGAACGGCGCGGCGGGCGCGGCCGAGTGGCTGGCGAAGCTTGCAGAAGAATATCCCGACGAGGGAATTGAAGTGCCTGAGGAGCAGGTTTTTGAGCCTGCCCCCTGGCACGAACTCTATTGGCGGGCTTTTGAAGCGCTGCGCTACGATCGCCAGTATGGCGCCTTCGGCGGCGAAGCGCCGATCTCCTATCAGGCGATCAGCATCTATGCCGCGGATCACGGCATAGGCGGCGAAGACATCCTTCTCTTCCGACGGTTTATCACCGCCATCGATCGCGAATGGCTTGAACACGTCGCTGCCGAGCAGAAGCGGAAACCGAAATGACCACAAAACTTTCATCGCTCCGGGTCACTTCCGACCTGGACGGCAATCGGTATGTCGCCGGCGCCAAGGCGATGACGGCGGCCAATCAGGGGCTCGTCACGTCTGCCAACCAAGCCGGCGTTACGGTGCAGACGACGCAGACGAAGGTCAATTCTGCAGGCGATGTCTGGTCCCGCCTTTCTCGCCAGTATGTCGAAGGTGCTGGCGCGGCACAGCGTTTCCAGACGGCGATAAGGACGCTGCAGCGCGGCATCGATACCGGCAACGTCTCGATGGAACAGGCCGAGATGATCCTCGACGGGCTCTATCGCAAGCTGGGCCTGCTCGCCAATGCCGAGGAACTGGCGGCGAACGGTCAGAACCAGCTTGCCGCGGCCGTGCGTTCCTTCAACGCCCGCGCCAGCGAATCCGTCCCGGTCCATCAGACCGTGGGGCGCGTCGGTCGGCAGAACAGTTTCATCATGCAGAACCTGGCATTCCAGGTGAACGACGTTGTTTCCGGCTTCGCCATGGGACAGAAGCCCATGCAGATTTTCGCGCAGCAGGGCGGCCAGATTTTCCAGGTCATGAGCATGCACGAGGGCGGCGTCGGCGGCGCGCTCAAGTCGATCATGGCCCTGCTGGTGCGCTTCGCGCCGATCCTGCTGCCGGTCGTGGCGGTTGTCGGCTCCCTCAGCGTCGGCATCGCGGCGCTCAGTAGCAAGCTCAGCGAGGGGCACAAACGAGCTCTCAACTTCGGCGAAACGTTCCGGGGCGTGGTCGTCACCGCGTGGAAGGCCTTCACGGACCAGTTCGGCAAGGCGCCCGGTTGGTTGGGCGAAATGTGGGACGGTCTCGGCGATCTTGTGGCCGATGCCGTCAACAGCATGATCAGGGCTTTTGCGATCTTCGGCGTCGAGGTCAACAGGACGCTGAGCACGATCGGCTACGTCGCCCAGAAGACGCTTGCTGAGCAGGCAGTCAACCCGGTGGTAGGCTTCCTCAACGGCGTCACCAACTTCCTCAACTCAGGTGGTGGCAGTCGTAAGCTCACCCCCGAAGATATCGCCAAGACCAATATTCCGGAATGGAACCCGCAGCCGAGCGCAGAGGACCAAGCGCTCAACACGGCCGCCGATGCTCAGATCGCGATCATCAATCGGACGGATTATATCGGCCAAATCTACGCCAACGGCCTCACCCCGCCAAAAAAGACGGGCCGGCATGCCGAACCAGCCTTCGACCGGGAAATCCGGCAGACCAAGGAGCGTATCGCCGCGCTGAAGGGCGAGGCCCAGGCGATCGGCCTATCGGCCTTCGACCAGGAGAAATTAAACAAAACAATCGAATTGGAAAACGCCGCCAAACGCGACGCCATCGGCCTTACGCCGGAGCGCATCAAGCAGATCGATGCCGAAAGCTCTGCCTATGCCCGCGCCAAGACGCAGTTGGACGCCCTGCGCGGTGTCTATGACACCCTCAAGGACGCCTTCACCGGCTTTTTCAGCGACATGAAGAAAAACCTGCAGGAGGGGCAGACCTTCTGGGAGGCATTCGGCAATGCCGCATCGAACGTGCTGAACAAGATCGCCGATAAGGCGCTCGACATGGCGGCATCGGGTATCTTCGATCTCTTGTGGAACGGTGGCGGCAAGTCGTCCGGTGGTGGCCTTGGTGGCATCATCAGCGGCATACTTGGTGGCCTCTTCGGACACAATGCCAGCGGCACCGATCACTGGCGCGGCGGCATGACCTGGGTGGGCGAGGAAGGCCCGGAACTGGTGAGCCTGCCGACCGGATCGCAGATTTTCAGCAATCAGCGGTCCATCGCGATGGCATCGGCGAACGACAACATGCCGGTGATCAACTTCTCGCCCGTTTACAACATCAACGGGTCGGGCCTTTCGCGCGCAGAGCTGCTGGCTGTCATGGCTGCCAACAACGAGAACATGTTGCGGAGAGTGCCGAGTATCATGCGCGACGCCTACCGCAGGGCTGCATAAGATGGCGCTCACTCCTCCCGCCTACGGTTTCGCTGCGATCGATCTTGGTCCCGATCTCGGGATTTCGTCCGGTCGCAGCGAGGGCGGCCTGATCATCACTTCGCGCCGCGGCGATCCTTACGTCACCGGCAAATTGACGACGCGCGAGCTGAAGCCGGCGCAATTCGCCGACTATCACGCCTTCCTGCTCGATGCAGTCGATCGCCTGCAGCGGCTCGACATCATCAATCCCCGATACCGGCTGCCTAGGGCCTACACCAACGCCACCTGGCCGCTGACAGGGGATGCCAGCCTTGCCGGCGTCACCAATCTGCGCACGATCAGCGTGGCGGGCTTGCACGTGGGCATGCAGATGAAGCGCGGTGACCGCCTTTGCATCATTCAGGGCAACAGCGTCAGCTATCGTTGGCTTTCGGCTGATCTCGTCGTCGCCAGCGCCACCACGCAGGCAATCAGCATCTCTCCTCGGCTGCCGATGGGCGTTTTCTCGCCCGGCGCCGTCGTCCGCTTCAAGGATCCATTTGCGCGCGTGGCGGTGGTGCCGGGCAGCATCGAGGCGGCGATGTCGAGCGACTACCTGACGAGCATTTCGTTCTCGGTCGAAGAGGCTTTGCGGTGAAGACCTTCGATCCCGACACCCTGGCGCGGCTCGAAGCCGGCGAGGTCGACTATATCGACGCCATCACGCTGGTGTTCGACAGCGGCATTGCCAACTTCGCCATTGGCATGAAGGGGCAGTTCACCTGGGACGATGCCACGCTCGGTGAGCAGACGTTTCATGGCGGCGGTTCGCTCGTGAACCTCGATGTGCCGGAGAACGCCCTCGGCCCCGAAAGCCAGGCGATCACGGCGAGCCTCTACGAGACCTATATGCCTGAGGGTGCCGACACTCCGGTCAACGTCTTCGATGATGGCGTTCGCGCCACTATCGACGAGGAGGAATGGGAAGGTCGCACGGCCATCCTTTCCATATTCTGGCGCACCAGCGACGGCGCCATCATCGAGCGCGAGCAGGTCGCCATCCGGCAGATGGATTCCATGCCCCTCGAATGGGACGAGGAAGGCAACCCGATCCGCTCGCTCGTGCTCGAAGAGCCGGACATCACGCAGCGCGACATCGAAGGCAAGACCAGCAATGCCGAGTTTCAGGCGCTGATCGATCCCACCGACAAGGCTTTCGAGCATGTCGGCACCGCTGCAACCCAGAAGATCAATTTCGGCCGCGTGGCCGACGAAACGGTCAAGTAGCTCAGAATGCCGTCACTGCCGATCTGGAAAACGCCCGCTGAGCGCCAGCCCGGGTGGGAGCGGGGCTTTGTCGCGGTCATGGAGAGGCACATTGCCCAGCCCTTTGCCTGGGGCGTGTCCGACTGCCTTATCGTGCCCGCTGACCTCTGCGCCGAAATGTGTGGCCGCAATCCGCTGCCGACGAAGATGCGCAGGTACCGAACCGAGGCCGCTGCCATGAAGCTGCTGTTGTCCCTCGGCTTCCGTGATGTCGAGGAGGCTCTTGCTCAGGTGTTCCCGCCCATCCCTTTGCTGCGCGCCCGGCGCGGCGATTGCGGCGTGCTGGAGCAGACCGTGGACGGCAAGCCCTGGCTCGCGACGCTCATCGTCATGGGGGACGGTGCAGCAGTTGGCAAGGCTGTAAACGGGCTGGTCCGCGTGCCTGTCGGCCGGCTGAAATCGACCTTTGCGATTGGAGCCTACTGATGCCGGCGATTGCACCGATCATCGGCCAGATCGCGATCAACGCGGCGATCGGCATCGGCGCGTCCGTACTCGCGACCATTCTGACGCCGCAGCAGAAGACCAAGACGCAGAAGGTCGAGACCTCGCGCGGCTTCTCGTTCGATCTGCAGGTCGGGGAGAGCGTGGCCGTCTCTGCCGTGTTGGGCCTTGGTCGCGCCAGGGGGCAGCTCGTCTTCGTGAACGAATACGGCCAGGACAATGAGTACGTCCAGCTCGTGATCAAGGTCGGGCACGGCTGGCACGATGGCATGGAAGCATTCCTGCTTGACGAAAAGCCGGTGACGTTCAGCGGTTCCAATGCCGATGCGCGCGGCCGGCAGATCGACGAATTAAAGATCGAGGGCACGCCTTACGGCTGGGTGAAGTATTACACCGGCGCTCCCGGCCAGGCTGCCGATCCCGAACTCGTTGCGCACGCCAATCCGTCAACACGCTGGACCGTCGCCCACAAGATGACGGGTTGCGCTTATTACATCCTGACCTTCCGGTATCACCCCGACCTGTTCGGCTCGACCCTGCCGCTGTCGGGCTCGATCTGGCGCGGGCTGCGCCTCTACGACTGGCGCGAGGCCGGCGCCGTCTGGGGCGACCAGTCGACCTATGTGTTCACCAAGAACCCGGCGGTCATCCGCTACAATTTCCGCCGCGGCATCTATGTTAATGGCGTCCGAGTCCTCGGTCAGGGCTTCTCGACGTTCGCCAACGACATGGCCGGCTATACCGCCGCTGCGAACCGCTGCGACGAAGATTTCTACGATCCGGACAGCGACACGACGTTCCCGATCTATGAGTTCGGGCGTGAGGTTGGTGACGACGAGGAAAAGCTTACCGTGCTTGCCGAACTCGACGCGGCCTATTGCGGCTCCAGCTTCAAGCGCGGCGGCGCCGACGTGCCGCTGCCGGCGCAGCAGCTGGTTTCGGTGCTGACGCTGAATGATGCCGACCGCATGGCCGGATACCCTGTGCGAGCCGACAAGAAGGGCTCGGTCAGCGCCAAGAAGACGATGTGGCACGGCCAGTTCGTTTCCGAGGATATCGGCTGGGCGCTGGCGCCGTTTACGCCGCGCATCAATTCCGACCTCGAAAGCGTGCTTGGCGGCCGGCGCTCGGTTGCGATGGACCAGCCCTACGAATCCCTGCAGCAGCGGGCTCAGCTCCGGGCAGAGATGGCGCTTCGGCGCCAGTTCTATCCCGCTTCCCGGGTGGAAACCTTCACCCCCAAAGCTTTCGTGCTCGAGCCGGGCGATCCCGTGACCCGTGTCTGCGAGTGGGGCTCCGTCCTCATGGTTGTCGAGAAGGTCGAGCGCGTCATGGTTGAGGGGCGCTGGATCGCGGTGACCGTCACGCTGAGCGAGTGGAACAACGCCATCGTTCCGGCGTCCGGCGACAGCTTCATCGATCTTCCGCAAGAACCTGGCACCGGCCCGGCAGACCCGAGCCGCACAATTGCAGTCTCCGGTCTGAGTGTCGTTTCCTATCAGCGACAGGGTGGTGGTGCCGAGCATCCCTACGCTCGCGGCACTTGGGCACATATCGACGATCCCAATGTCGACCAGGTGATGATTCGCGTCTGGCCGTCGGCAGGCACCGAGGCGAATGACCGAGAGGACTTCTTCGCCAATGCGCACCTGCAGGATGCGCTTGTGTTCGGGCCGCTCCAGCCGGAGACGGAATACACCTACAAGGCCATCCCAGTCCGCAGTGATGCGCGCCTATGTGTTTGGACCAACACCGGCACATTCACGACCGGCATCGAAGGCGTGCCGCTCGGTGATGAAACGGTCGGTTTCGCGCAGATCAAGGCGGATATCGAAGATTTCTTTCGCTGGACGGCGCAAAGCAACGCCAAACTCCGCGATGACATCCAGTCCGTCGTCGTGCGCCTTCAGGACCAGGCCGGCACGAACCTCGACACCTTCCAGCAGGTGCGGCAGTCGTTGTCAGCGACGGCCGATGGGTTGAAGGCCGATTACAACAGCACGATCACCGCTGCCGTCGGTGTGCTGGATGGGAATCTCGCGGCGGTCACGCAGCGGGTCGAGACCCTGGAAACGGCTTATGCCGATCCATCGACGGGCAACGAGGCGCTGGCCAGCGGCCTCGATGCGATCTCGACAACGGTCACTGCGCAGGGCGACCTGATCAGCGCCAATGCAGATGCCATCACGTCGGTGGAAGCCAGCGTGGACGATGTTTCAGCGGGCGGCAGCATCCGGTTTCAAAGCGCGGCCGACCCTGGCGGCGGCTATACCCGCATTGCTCTTGCAGGGTATGCGTCTGGCATTGCCGGGTTCGTGCAGGCTGGCCTGTTTATCGATGTGAACGGCACGACGGGCGTTGCCCGCCTCGCCCTAGCCGCGAACCAGACAGTTATCACTGCTCCTGACGGCACGTTGCTTACGTTGTTCGACGCTTCCAGCGGCACGGCCTACATCAACAATGCTCGCATCCACAATCTCGACGCCGACAACATCGACGTTGAGGCGCTAACTGCCACCACAGGCTTCTTCGATAACCTGACGGTGACTTGGGCGATGATCGGAGATGTCGTCGCAAACAATTTCGTCGCCACTTCGGCCAACATCGGCAGCCTGTCAGTCGATCGTCTCAAGATCGCCAACGGCGCGGTCACCGACTATGTGAGCGACACAGGCGCTGGTGGCAGCCTGACGATAGCAGAGGCCCTCGTGCTGACCGGATCGGATTTTTCGGCACCGGATGGCCCGTTTCTCGTTTCCGGGAAAGGCTCCGCTTCTGTTCCCAATGGCACCTCGCCCACGTGTTCGGTGGTCTTGCTGATACGCGACCGCGTAACCAATACGCTCAGTCAGA